CTCGGTTGCTTCGAGTCTAAACAGTAGCAAGTCGTCATTACCTTTATTGGTTGTGTCGCCTAGCACCAGCCGAGGTGCTAGAGATCCAACATTATATGTTGGATCCACCACAACTGCTCCTAAACAGAGTAAGTCTGGTGCTGATTTTTCTAGTTCAGAATCTCATACCCGCAAGGGTAAAAACAACTATAAATATCAGAAGGACAAGAAAAATGCTCAGAAGACCCGTGGTAAACAAATAGTTGCCGCTCAAGTTGGTTTCGATGAGTATGTCCGGTCGGAATGGTATGTTAAAGCTGTTAGGGGCGGTTTCAAAAATCAAGCCGCTCTAGATCGTTTTAATCAAAGTGTTAGAGATCTCTCCACTACCATTGACCCACGTATGGCGCCAGTTTGTCAAGAATGTGGAAACTCTGATTTGGAATTGTGTGAACATTTTATTTCGCAACGACCAGATCAACCAGCAGTACACGTAGATGATGAAGCGCTGATAATTCCAGATATCCCCGATAGTAACATCAGCTGGAGATTTATGTGGGTAGACCGTGTCCGCCGAATGTTTACTTGGCCCAAGTTTGACAATTCGGTTTTAATAAATCATTCCAATCGGGGTTTTGATCCGTCTTTAATACCAGACGATCAAGTATGGGATGATATGTTTATGTACATTAGGTTACATTTAAACACCCATTACAAAATCGATGGGGTTTTTGACCGACAAGCGAAATTGGCACATTGCAATAAATTGGCACTTCGCTTTTTAACTGATATGAAAATCAATATCATGGATGTACTTAAACCGCAACAGATTAACAGTATTAAATTGACTGTTGCTAGGGCTTGTGATCAGAGAGACGATCAGACTTTATTCAAAGAAGTTGATCCCCGTCAAAATTTTTGGCCAGCCCCGGTATTGCCAAAATTTATGACCTTTCGAAATCTAGTGATCGCAGGATGTATCATCTCACCTGCGATTGTCTCAAAACTGGTCACTGCGTCTATGAAGACGCAACTTTTCGTGTGGTATCGACTAGCGTCGGTGAACGCGGAAGTTTTGGCGTATGGAAGTGTGCAAGCATTAAAGTACAGCACGAAACTTTTCGCAGACGTTGTGCGTGCGTTTCTACAAAATATTTGGAGTGGCCTTGTAATGCCATCAGTGAACGCAACCCAACCATTGTTATGTCAAACTGTCAACACAATGTC